GTATTGCAATTTTTAGGTGAGTTAACACTATGAAAGTAATTATTTACAGAAACTACGAAACAGGTGGCGTGTCGATGACAGCGCCTACAGGCGAATTGCCAATTGAAGATGTCCTTAAAAAAGATTGTCCTGAGTGGGCGATGATCGTCGATATGGACGCGCTCCCCAATGCCGACAATGACTTTTTCGACGCTTGGCGCTTGGCGGAAGACAACACGGTCTATGTCGATCTTGAAGTCGCTCGCAAAATCCAAATCGATCGCCTCAATACGATGGCTCGTGCCACGGCGCAACAACGCGCATTGAACAGCGCGATCGGCCTCGCAAACGACCCATCCGATGAACAGTTCCTTGCCGACCTCAACGCTAAAAGAAACGCGATCAACGCCGCAACATCTACCGCAGAGCTTCGAGCTGTAGTATTATAATTCGTTCACTAAGTAACTAAATGAGATTACGCAATGCCATCTGAACCAATAGTTTACGCATCAGCCAAAATCTTTAGCGGAGTTGGTGGAATGACGGGCGGATTTTCTTTAATGGCTTTTATAAAACCAAAGGGCATTTGGGATGCTGCGCTTCACGGCGGCGTTTCTACATTTGCGGGTGTTGTATTTTCTGGTCCGGTTCTAAAGTACTTTGAAATTGCGCCAAATGATTGGGAATTTCAAATGATGGCGGGTTTTGTCATCGGGTTCGGCGCTTGGTTTGTTATGTCTGCCGTAGCCAACTTTTTTCAGATGAACGAAGGCAAGGATATTCTTACCGTCGCTTCACAAACGAGAGCGCGGTTTAATAAGCCTGCGGTAAAAGCAAAACCTAAGCCAAAAAAGAAGGTGAGAAAATGATTGCAAATTTTCTCTATGATTTCCACGAAGTATTTTACATCGTACAATTCATCGCGGATTTTGTGCTTTTCGGTGGCATTGTTTTTGCAATGTTAAAGCACAAACTGCCTAAATATCATGAAAAACCTCTTTATTTTGTAGGGTTTTTTGCCCTTCTTTCTGCTTTTACAATCTTTGCAACATGGGTTGAGGGGCCAATTGCGGGCATGTCTTACTCTCGCATTGGTTTAATTCCTGATACTGGCGTCAATGTCTGTTTGGCTTTCGTCGCGGCTCAATTTTTATGGAAGTATTTCCATGAAACAAAAATGACACCGAAGAAAACGATTCGTAAACCAGCCGCAAAACGGAGGAAGTGATGGATATTCTTAAAACGTTTGGGCCACTGATTGGTTCCGTAGCTCCCACGATCGCGACCGCCCTCGGAGGCCCAGTGGCTGGCATGGCTGTGAAGGCAATCTCAGGCGCTCTGTTTGGCCATGATTCGGCGACCGAAGACGAGATCCGCACGGTTCTTGCCAATCCCACTGGCGATCAACTTGCGGCGCTCAAGAAGATTGATGCCGACTTTGCAGTGCAAATGAAATCTTTGGACATTGATTTGGAGCGTATTGCTGCAGGCGATCGAGCTTCTGCTCGCGATATGCAAAAAGAGACAAAGGACTGGATTCCCCGCGCTTTGGCGATTTTAGTCACGGTCGGTTTCTTTGCGATCTTAATTTATATGCTGGTTTATGGTCTTCCAACGACAGGCAATGAGGCGCTTTTGCTTCTTCTTGGCGCATTGCAGACCGCATGGGGCGGGATCGTCGCGTTCTATTTTGGGTCGTCCTCTGGCTCACAGCAAAAAGACAAAATGATCTACAATTCAAAGCCTTTGGAGTAAAACGTGCAGGACAATTTTGAACAATGCCTCGCTCTGGTCCTCAAACATGAGGGCGGATTTGTAAATCACCCCAAAGATCCTGGCGGCATGACCAATTTGGGCGTGACGAAAAAAGTTTGGGAAGAATACGTCGGTCACCCGGTGGACGAAGCAGCAATGAGGGCTCTTGGGCCATCGGACGTTGCTCCTCTTTACAAAAAGAATTATTGGGACAAAATAAAAGGCGATAATCTTCCTTCGGGTGTTGATTATGCCTGTTTTGATTTGGCAGTAAACTCAGGAGTCGGTCGTGCTGCGAAATTCTTACAACAAGCGGTGGGTGTTAATCCGGACGGAGTCATCGGTCCAGCCACTATGGATGCTGTTGAAAAGGCAAACCCTCGCGATGTGGCGACGGAGATATGCGATTTGAGACTCAAATTTTTGCAAGGGTTGCCGACTTTTGCAACTTTTGGAAAAGGATGGACGCGCCGGGTTCAAGAAGTCGAAAAAATTGCATTTGAAATGGTGTGATTGACTTTTTGATCATTTCGATCAATAATACAAACGGAAGGTTAAAATGGCCTTAACTTACTCTCAATACGTTGATCAAATTGCGACGATGGCCATTGTTCCGTCGAATGATCCGTATTTTCAAATTATTCTTCCGTCAATGATCGAATATGCTGAATTGCGTATGCAGCGCGATTTGGATTTTTTATCGACCCAAATTAGCTCAACTGCTTATTCTTTCACTTCTGGATCGAATACATTGACGATTCCACAATCTGCGTTTGTCACAACACAAACAATGGAAGTGATAAATGGAGCAGGAGAATCATTTCCTCTGCTTCCTGTGACAAAAGAATATATTCAGAATGTTTTCGGAGGCGGATCAGTTCAAGGTGTTCCAGTAGTTTATGCGGTTTATGGCGGCGATGCTGCGACAACTGGAAGAACATCGCAAAACATTATTGTCGGTCCGACTCCTGATATAAGTTACAATGTTCGTTTGACAGGAACGGTTCGATCAGCTCCTTTGTCTTCAACAAATACAAGCACTTACATTTCGACATTTTTGCCGGACATGTTTATCATGGCATCAATGATTTACATTTCTGCTTATCAGCGCAACTTTGGTCGAATCAGCGACGACCCTTCAATGGCTCAAACTTATGAAAGCCAATATCAAGCTTTGAAGGCAAGCGCAATGATTGAAGAAAATCGCAAAAAATACGAAGCGTCGGCTTGGTCAGCCTATTCGCCTGCTCCTGCTGCAACACCTGCTAGAGTATAACATCAATGCCCCACGCAACAATGAAATTGATTCCGGGGATTGATACAAACAAGACGCCTGCCTTGAATGAAGCGGCGTTTTCTCAGTCCCAGCTCATCCGTTTCGTTCCAGACAGAAACGGAATGGGGCTTGTGCAAAAACTCGGCGGTTGGGTAGACTGGGGGACTGGTTCCAGCGCAACGACCCAAAGAGTGATCGACAACATTACGGATCTTCACGCTTGGGAAGATTTGAATGGCGTGAGTCGTCTTTCTGTTGGGGCGACTGGTGAATTTTCATATATTGTCGATGATGCTGCAAAAAACTATTACGTTATTACACCAGAAACGGCTCAAAATGACTTACCCGTGACAGCGCCCATATCGCAAACGGTTAGTTCATTTAATACTGGAACGTCAAGAATTACGACCCCTATTGTTTGGGGCGATAATGTTCCTGTTTATTTTACTTCGACAGGAACATTGCCTACTGGGATCACTTCCGGTACCGTTTATTATACAATTAATTCGACCGGGTCAAATTTTCAAATTTCAGCAACGATCAGCGGCGCAACGCCTGTTACGCTCTCGGGCGTACCGACAGGAACGGCAACCATGTTCGTTGCGCCATTTTCGGTGGTCAATGGGTCTTCGATCGTCACGGTTGCAGACACAACACTCAATGTTCAATCTGTCACGTTCAGCAATTCTGGTGCACCACAAACGGCAACGATCGACATAAATAATTCAACAATATCAACTGCTACAATTCCTGCCAATGACACGATCGTAACTTTTACGACGAGCGGTTCTTTGCCGACAGGAATAAGTATTGACACTTTATATTATGTCGTGAATGCGACAGTCACGACTTATCAGATATCAACAGCGCAAAATGGCACCGCCATAACGTTCTCAGGGACTCAAGCAGGAACGCAAACTGCGACTGTTCCCACAATAGTGACGGTTTCGAGCAATGCTCCTCTCACTGGCACAAACGTATCATTTTTGGGTGGCTCTTTGCCGACTGGCGTGACAGCAGGCGGCGCGGGTTATTACGCATACCGTCTTTCGTCAACGTCATTTATTTTGACAACAACGTTTGCTGCGCCTTACACTTATGTGACCACGACCTCGTCAGGATCGGGAACGATTTACACGCCTTATCAAATTCGTAGAAATTTCGATGTTAATTTGCAAACACCGATCAGCATTGCCAATTTATATTTGAGTGGCGTTTATCGCGTCACGAACGAATATTCAAATTCGTTTTTCAGTGTTTATCAATTCAATTGCGGCGTTTCTGCTACGTCTTCTTCAAAAAATGCGTTGTTGCCTCAATTTTCAACAGGCTCCGGAACGTCAGATGTCACGGTTTATCAGCCGAACCATCCTTACGTCAATGGAAGCACAGCATCATTTTTGTATCCAACCACGCAAAATGGCGTTTCAATCTATGGTAACTACGACGTTGCTTTAGATCCGACCACACCCACAACAACATACAACATTGTCGTGGGCTCTCCGGCGACCGCAACTGGCTCATTTTATATGAACGGCGGCTCAGCGCACGTCGTTTATTATTATAACATTCCATCCCTTTATGCTTCCGGCGGTTACGGATCGGGTGGATACGGATCGGGCGGCTACGGCATTGGTGCGCCGATCAGTTATCCTACTGCTCCGACAATCACGTCAACAAGAACGATTTCCGACTGGACGACTGCAAACTTTGGCGAAATCCTCGCGATCAACCCGCAAGGATACGAAATCTATTATTGGTCGCCGACACAGAACACCGCAACTGCACAGCTGCTCGAAACTGCGCCGCTCGCCAATCAAGGTATTTTTATCGCGATGCCTTCGCGTCAGATCGTGGCTTATGGCTCGACAAGCACAGGCATCCAAGATCCTTTGCTCATCCGCTGGAGCGACGCGCAAGATGCGACCGTTTGGATTGCTTCAGGCAATAATTTGGCTGGGTCTTATCGTATCCCAGAAGGTTCAAAAATCGTCGGCGGAACACAAGGTCCGCAACAAGCGATCATTTGGACGGACGTTGCTGTTTGGGCGATGCAATTCGTTGGTTATCCTAATGCATTTGGCTTCAACAAATTGGCTGATGGTTTTGGGCTCATCGGCAAAAAAGCCTATGGGCAACTTGGCAACAATGTTTATTGGATGAGTCAAGACAAATTTGCTGTTCTTTCAGGAACAGGCGCTCAACCGATTGCTTGTCCTGTTTGGGACCAAGTTTTTCAAAACATCAACGTAAACGCAACTGACCTTATTCGCTGCGCAACGAATAGCGTTTTCGGAGAGGTCACTTGGTATTATCCGTCTTTCGATGGCGTTGTGAATGATTCTTATGTTAAGTATAATATTTATACTCAACAGTGGGATTATGGAATTCTTGGAAGAACCGCTTGGATTGATCAATCAGTAATTGGCAACCCGGTCGGTTCCGGAACTGATGGCGTCATCTACCAACACGAAGAAGGATACAACGACGACGTTACGCCGATGGTTTCTTCGTTTCAAACGGGTTTCATGCAATTGAACGAAGCTGACAACTTGATCATGATTGATCAAATTTGGCCTGATTTCAAATGGCAAACGAATGCGCAATCTGAGTCTGGGTCGCCGACTTCTGCAACGGTTTATATGTCATTCATCGGAGCGAATTATCCCGATGGTCCGACGACCATTTATGGTCCATACGAAATGAATTCAAGCACGCAATATTTGTCAGTTCGCATAAGAAACCGTTTGCTCGCGATAAAATTTGATACCGCCGACGCACAAGGCAATGCTGCACTGGATACTTTTTTCCGGATCGGCGCAATAAGATATCGCTATCAAATGGACGGAAGGTTCTGAGTTATGGCAAGTCTTGACGACATTTTGACGACTCAGAAAAACGGCGTTGTCGCAATCAATGCTTATGTCACAGCATTGAACCGTTTGGCGGGGACCAACAATTCAAAAGGTATTCTTGCTTCGACAACAACGGTTGTTAAAAATGGCAGCGGATGGCTTGCAACGATCAGCGTGATTGCCACTGGATCGACAACAGGTTATATTTACGACACGAACAACACTTCTCTTTTGACCGATTCAAATAAAATTTACGCAATACCTTCTTCGCTCGGGATTGGTGTTTATCAAATTCAAGTTCCATTTGCTACGGGGCTAACGATTGTAACAGGAACGGGTTCCATTGTTTCGCTAGGATATACATAATGCCTCTCTCAAAGGGTAAATCCCAAAAAACAATCAGCCGCAACATTTCCGAAATGATTCACGCTGGCCACCCACGGGATCAAGCTATTGCCGCTGCGTTGAACGCCGCTCGGAAAACAAAGAGGGAAGATGGCGGGAACGTTATTGAAACAAAATTTGCGCAAAAGCAACAAGCGCAAAATAAAACGCCTTATTCATATCAAAAAGACGTTGGCCTCAGCATCCCTTTGTATGACCCGAAAGGCAGAAGCGGCGTTTTTCACAAATCTCCGGATTTGGCAAAGGGGGATGAAATTCCATTTGAACGGTTCGAGGCAGAAGGCAAAGGCATTTTTGGAATTTACGGGAAAAACCGTGTTCGCGTTTCAACAACAAGCCCGGAAGCTGCCAAAAATCTCGCTGACGCTTACAACCGTAAAGGTTTTTCCGACAAATCAATCGAAAAGGTTCCTTTTTCTCGACCGAAAAAGGCCAACGGTGGCCCATTTGCCGACATGTCCTACACAAAAGGCGACATGTCTTATACGAAGCCCGATGAAAGATACATGCAACATAAAATTCATGAAGGCCCAATTCATTCCCCGGTCGCCGGGCGCACCGATCATTTGCCGATGAACGTTGAATCAGGGTCTTATGTCATTCCAGCCGATATTATTTCGGCCATGGGCGAAGGCAATACAATGGCGGGATTCAAAATCGCTCGTAAGTTGTTTAGCTCAAAACCCTATGCTCAAGAACCCCAACCCTACGCTGAAGGCGAACAGCCTTACGCCGAAGGAAAACCTTACGGTGCGAGAGCCGCTGGTGGCCGAGCGCCGGTCGAAATTGTTGCCGCAGGAGGCGAATATGTTATCTCACCTGAAGACGTTGTTCAGCTCGGCGATGGAGACATCGATCACGGTCACGAAATCTTGGATGAATTCGTTAAAGGTTATCGTAACAAAACTATTCAAACACTGAAAAAACTTCCTGGGCCAAAGAGGGATTGATCCAAATGGAAAAAGAATTGAGCGTCAGGGTTGGGACGCCAGAAGATGTTGACGGAATGATGCAGCTGGCTCTTGCGGCTTGCGCTGAAAACGGATTGACAAACCCAAATCCTTTGAAACTTCTCGGCGAGATTTGGGCAGGACTTTCCCGTCAACACGGCATCGTTGGGATCATCGGTCGGTCCGGCGAACAATTCGAGGCGGCAATTTTGCTCAGAACGGAACCTTTATGGTATTCGGATGATTTAACGATTGTCGAACGCGCAATTTTCGTTCATCCTGACTTTCGCAGTGCAAAAGGCGGGAGGGCTCGGAAGCTCTGTGAATTTGCGAAACAGACGGCTGAAGTTTTGCAGATTCCTTTGGTCATCGGAATACTTAGCTCTCAGCGCGTCGAAGGCAAAATTCGACTTTATGAAAGACAGTTTGGTCCACAGTCGGGCGCTTATTGGATTTATGGAAAAAAGACAGGCGATTGGGCCCAAGAAGCCACTGCCGAAAATTTGACGGAGCATTGAAATGGGTGGCAAAACCGGCACGACGACACAAAATGTTCAAATTCCGCCCGAGGTTATGGCGAGATATAACGCTGTCAACGCTCGCGCGGAAAAAGTTGCAAATCGACCATTTAAAAAATACAGCGATGATCCATCAGCTTTTGTTGCTCAGCTGAATCAGCAACAGCAGGCTGGTATTAATAACATAAACCAATATGCTAATGCTGCTCAGCCTGCTTATCAAGCCGCTATGCAAGGAACCGCCGGGGCTTATCAAGGGTTTTCCCCGGAAGGCTACCAACAAGGTGTCCAGGGTTACATGAACCCCTTCCTTTCAAATGCAATGGGCGCGACCGCCGCTCAAATGCAAAATATTAATCAGCAGCAACAGCAGCAGATGAAAGGCTCCTCCATCGGCCAAGGCGCATTCGGTGGTGACCGGGCAAACATTGGCCTAAGCAACCTCATCAATCAGCAAAATCTCGCGACTGGGCAAACGCTCGGCCAGATGGCTTCTCAAGGCTACCAGAGCGCCGCTCAGAACTATCTCGCAGGCTTGGGGCAGCAGGGGCAGCTTGCCGCGCAGATGGGCGCTCTGGGCGCTGGAGCGCAAGCCGCCGGGCTTCAAGGTGCGCAAGCTCAACTCGGCGCAGGAACGCTCGGCCAACAAACCGAACAGGCTGGCAAAACCGCGCTCTACAATCAGTTTCTCCAGCAACAGGCTTACCCTTTCCAAGTCGCTCAATTCCTCGCCAACATCGCGATGGGAACGGGTGCGCTTTCCGGCTCGCAAACAACGACCACGCAACCCATGTCATTTTTCTCCGATCGTCGCCTCAAGCACGACATCAAGCGCATCGGCGAAAGCGACAAAGGTTTGCCGATTTATGCGTTCAAATATAAGCACGACCCCGACCAAAACACCCATATTGGTTTTATGGCCGACGAAGTCGAGCACGTTCGTCCGGAAGCAGTCGGTTTGGCAGGTGGATACAAAACTGTCAACTATGACAAAATTGCCAACGATAATCGTGCCGAAGGCGGCGCTGTCGGTCCGCAACATGCTGGCCTCGGGTTCATGGCCGGTGGCCGAGAGCATCACGCCGCAGGCATGGCAGTCGGCTCGGATTACAATCCATACAATCCTTACGATCCGACAAGCCTTCAAAATATTCTTGCTGTTCAAAAAGCAATGTTTGCTTCGCCTGAACAACATTATGTTCCGATGGCACGCCAGCTTGCTGGTGGAATCGGCAAAGGCTCGCGGGTTCCGGAGACGATGGTTCCTGTTGGTCAGCTGATGAAAGCAGGGGCGCTCCCTGACCAACAGCCCAGCACATTTAGCCAAGGAATGCAAGCGGCTGAAACAGGCGAAAAAATTGCCAGAATGTTCGATCGCGATAAATCGGGTCAAGCCACCGGCATCATCGCAAGAGCGAGCGATTGGCTTTCAGGAAAATCTTCTGGTCCAACGGACGCTGAAAAAGCAGCTCTTGCGAAAAAAGCAGCAGAAGAAGAAGCTCTTGCGAAAAAGAAAGCCCTCGAAGAAAAAGCTGCTGTTGGAAAACAAGGATTCAATGAATCTGGCCAAACAACACAAATGGCCTCGAATGATTTAGATTTTGGTTCTGGGAATCATGAGACCGAAGATCTCGAAGATCTAGATTTTGCAAAAGGGCTCGCGGCTCGTGGCGGAAGAATGGGTTATTCGACTTTTGGCGAAGTCGGCGAAAAAGAAAAAGAAAGCGACAAGGACGAAACTCCGCAAGGACTTTATTCTTCTGCGCAAACAGGAAAGCTGGACATCCCGGACGAAAGCAAAACAAATAAATTGATGTCGCAACCGACGCTGCCGGGCGATATGCAAGACCCGACAGCAAAAGATGCAATGAAAGCTGTTCAACTGGCATCAACACTTGCTTCTCTTGCTGCTTTGTCGGATCGTCGTTTGAAGCACGACATCAAGCGCATCGGTGAAGCAGATGACGGCCTTCCGATTTATGCATTCAAATACAAAAATGATCCTGAGCAAGCAACTCGCGTCGGATTTATGGCCGATGAAGTCGAAAAAGTGCATCCGGATGCTGTCGGTCTTGCTGGAAAATATAAAACAGTAAATTATGACAAAATTGCAAACAAAGCTGATGGCGGACGCGCAGGCTATGCCACGGAAGGCGAAGTCAAGGACGAACTCGATCCTTATTTGACGGCGCTTCGCAAAATCGAAAGCTCTCATAACTACGGCGCTCTCGGTCCAGTGACGAAAAAAGGTGACCGGGCTTATGGGGCTTATCAGGTTATGGGCGCGAACATTCCGCAATGGACGCAAAAGGCTCTTGGGCAAACGATGACGCCAGATGAATTTTTGGCTGACAAAGCGGCGCAAGATAAAGTTGCGCGTTATTATTTCGGTCAGGCGATGAAGAAATATGGAACGCCGCAAGATGCTGCTTCCGTTTGGTTCACGGGCCGACCGCTCGCGAAAACATCTGGCCAAACCGCCGACATAACTGGCACGACCGTCCCGAAATATATTCAGCGTTTCAACAAAGCCGCAGGCATCGATCAGATGGCTGGCCTCGAAATGATCGGTGGGGGCGAAGGTGGATTGGCCGGGGATCAACCTCCCTCATGGTACAATCCAACGCGCACCGCTGAATACAGAGGGTTGGCAGGAACGAAATACGCTGAAAACGAACCAACAACGAAATCCGACGCAACGAAAGAAGTTGTTGAAGAAACAGCCGCTCCGCCGACTGAACCCAGCGAAACGAAGGGTGGAGTTTCTCCGCTCGATCCGAAATATATGGCTTGGACAGCTCAGGCTCCCGGTGCCATGGAAAAACTCGCGACCGGCCTCGGCATCCCGAAAGACATGCAAGATTCATCGCTTTGGGTTCCTGCCCTCGCAGGCATTGGCTCGATGCTTTCATCGCGTTCCCCTTTCCTTTTGCCGGCAATCGGCGAAGGTCTCGTGGGTGCGGCGGCGGCTTATCCGAAAGCACGTCAAGCTCAAGCCGACCTCGAAGCAACCCGCACCGGAACAATGGCTGCAAACATGGCGGCGCTCCGTGGAGCAGCCGAAGAAGTCGGTGGCCGGATGATTGTTCACGTCATCAATGCTGATGGAACGCCGGGCATTGTTAATTATGGAGACTACCTCGACAATCCAGAAAAATATAATCTTGATTTCAACTGGAAAGATCGCTCTGGGGGTCTCGCTGGAGGCGCACCAGCTGGTGGCGCAACCCCGAAAACAGAGAAAAAGGTTGAGCCGGGTTTGGCTGGGACAACAACAACGACGCCTGCTGCTGGCGCAACAACAACACCTCCTGCGGCTGGCGCAACAACGACTCCGGACACCACCGCCGCAACAACTGAACCTGCTCCGGCAAAAACGGAAGAACCTGCTGTTTCAGCTGTGAGATACAATACAGGGATTTACACAAACAACAAACTCGACCCAGAAACGCAAGCTCTCGCTGAAAGAACGAGAGAAGCGATGAAAGGACAAAGCACGACTCAGCTTTCGGGTTACAGCCCTGATGTTTACAGAAATGCGGAAACTGCCGCAACAGGCGCAAACACAATGAAATCGGCAATCACGGAATTGACCGGGTTGTTGACTTCATTGCCGCGCGAAAGAAGCATTGCAACTTCTGGCGCATTGCAGCCGATCGCTTCGCCGATTTTGAAGCGTATCAATAACCTCTTGGCAGGGGCCGGAGCAAATACGATCGCAGAAAAAGAAATTGGCATGCAAGAAGCCATTTCAAAAGCGATTGCAAATTTGAAAGCGCAAGCTGCAAGCGCGAACAATATGGAAGCGGTTTCTGCACTTGGGGAACTCGGCGAACAATTCCCGACTTTCGCAACCTCGCCGCAAGGAACAATTCGCGGCATGGCTCGCGTCGTCCTTGCGAACCAACGCGCAATCGACCAAGACAACTACTTCAAAAACTTCCGCGCCGCCGCCACGAATCCAAACGACATAACGGGTGCAATGAACACGGGCGCTTTTGCAAACATTGCGCAAGTGTTCCAAAACAAAATGGCACCGCAATATGAAAATGAGTTGAAAGGAATTGAGGCGCTAGAAAATCAAATTACGGAAGAAATGGTTGAAGGCCAAAAAGTTAAAGTCAGCATGTTCGATTGGCTCGCGAGAAATGGCGGTCGTTTGACAAAAGAACAAGTTCTTGGTCTGGCAAAAACTTTTGAAGAAAAAGGCTACGGCGCAGATTTGCTCAGATATTTCCCGTCGATCCGGCAAGACTATTATCTCTCCGCTCAATGAACCGAGGCAAAAATGGCAAATTTAAATGAACAGGAACCGTTGGTTGTCCCGGAAATCGCTCCGCTGCATAAAGAACCTTTGACGGTTCCGGAAATGAAAGGTTTGGGCGCAGCGCAAGAGCCTGAACCTCAGCGGAAAATGATTGGTTCGGATTTGGACGTGAAAGACATCGGCTTGGGCCTTGCGGGAGCACCTTCCCTCGCGACTTCACAAGTGCTCGGAACGCCGGGCGACGTTCGTGCGATGTCTCGAGCCATCACGCAATGGGCTGAACAACCTCGCATCACAGCAAAATCCGAAGCCGGTGCATCGGAGCAAGCTCGTCGCTGGGAAGAATTCAAGAAAATGGTCCCGCCGCATGCGCCGACGCTTTACGATCTTGTTTCGCCTTATTTGTTCGGCGAAAAAGGCGGAACGCCTATTTTTCCGACTTCTGAACAATGGTACAAAAGCATGCCATCGTTCGTGAAGACCGAACCGAAAACTCCTGAAGGACAAACTGCACAAGACATTGCTGCATTCGGTTTGAGCACAGCAGTCGGGGGCGAGGGCGGTGTGCCGGGGTTCATTGGTCGGACACTCATGGGCTCCGGGGTCGAGGCTCTCGGCAAAGGTCTCGAAGAATGGCAAAAAGGATCGCCTTACGAAAAATATGTTCGTCCGGTGACGGAATTTTTCGGGACAGCTCTCGGCCACAAAGCCGTGAAAAGCATGATGCCCGGCGTTCAAGCTGATAAAAAAATTGCCGAAGCTTTGTTCCGTGATCGTCAAAATTTGGCCGAAGCTCTTTC